GAAGTAATGGCATTTTCTTACTCGGCGGTCAAGCTTTATGAGCAATGCCCTAGCAGGTATAAGTTTAATCGAATCGATAGATTGCCAGAGCCTTCTGGCCCTGCCGCTGAACGAGGAACATCCATACACTCTGAAATAGAGAATATACTGAATGGCAGCTTAATGCTGTTATCCGAGCCTGTGGTGCACATGGCTGATAAACTGGAAGGCTGGATTAAGCTTAAGGCGGCATCAGAGCTTAAGTTTGCTGTGGATCATGCATGGAACCCAGTTGATTACACAGCACCAGCAGCAATGCTTAGAGGCATCATTGACTTGTACATAGAGCAAGGTGATGAAGCCACTGTGTTGGACTTTAAGACAGGTAAAGACAGAGATTACAGTGACCAAGTGACTGTATATGCTGCTGTTATATTGGCAGTTAAACCACACATTAAGAAAGTGAACTTGGTGATTGAGTTTCTTGATCTAAAGAAAACAACCACATACAACCCGCTTACTCGTGATCAGTTGGAAGACATGAAAACATTAATCACAGGTAGATTGGAAACAATCCGTAAAGATGCAATCTTTGCGCCTAATCCATCCGGCTTATGTAAGTTCTGCCATTATCGTAAAAGCAATGGCGGGCCTTGTAAATGGTAACTAAAGTTATACTTGAACGTGATCTTGAAAAATATTTCACAGCTCAGTGTAAGAAGCATAAGCTATTGTCATTGAAGCTGCATGTGAAGTTTGCAAGAGGTTGGCCTGATCGTATTGTGCCATTAGAAAACGGTGAAGTACTGTGGGTAGAACTAAAACGTCCGGGCGGTAAGGTGTCAGCATTACAAGCCAAGGTTCACAACGATCTAGATAAGCTTGGTCATAAAGTTTATGTCATAGATTCTAAAGAAGGGATTGACCGTGTACTGGGAACCGCATGAATATCAGAAGAAAGCTGTAAAGTTTTTAGTTGAGCATGGATCTGGTCAGTTATGGCTAGACCCTGGGTTAGGTAAGACCAGTATTACACTGGAAACGTTTAAAGTGTTAAAGGCTGCAGGTGCTATAAAGAAAGCATTGATCGTGGCGCCACTTAGACCAGCTTATGCCGTGTGGCCTGAAGAGATTAAGAAGTGGGATAACTTTGCTGACATAAAGATCAGTGTATTGCATGGGCCTACGAAGGATCGTTCTTTGTTAGACAAGGCAGATATACATGTAATTAACTTTGAAGGACTGCAGTGGTTGTCAAAGTCTTTGGCAGGTAAGCCATTTCCATATGATTTGCTGGTTGTTGATGAGATTAGCTATTTACGGAACACACGAACTGAGCGGTTTAAGTGCCTATCACCATTTCTTGATAAGTTTAAGCGCCGGTTCGGGTTAACTGGTTCACCTGCACCAAATAGCTTAATGGACATCTTCGGTCCACAGTTAGTGATTGATCGTGGTGCCACATTTGGTCGGTTTATCACGCATTTTCGCACAAACTATTTTTATCAGACAGGTTATGGTGGTTATACATGGGCATTAAAGCCTGATTCAGCTGACAAAATCTATGATTTACTAGGTGACAAAGTCCTCCGTATGAAGGCAGAAGACTATCTGAATATGCCAGAGTTGCTGCTTAATCGGGTTTATGTAGACTTACCTGAAGCATCAAAGAAGCTTTACAAAGAACTTGAAAGCCAGCTACTTATTGAATTAGATAATGACCAAGTATCGGCTACTAATGCTGCAGTAGCTGTCGGTAAATGCCAACAAATTGCCAATGGTGCAATTTATCTAGATGATACCGATCATGAATACAAAATTATTCATACTGCAAAGATTGATGCTTTAGATGAGCTGATAGAAGGACTAAATGGTAAACCTTGCATTGTGGGGTATCACTTTAACCATGATCTAAAGCGGTTACAGAAGTATTTGCCAAGTGCACCTTATATCGGTTCTGGCATAAACCCAAAAGAGATGCAGAAAGTAATTGACAAATGGAATGCCGGTGACATACCAGTTTTATTTGCACATCCACAGTCGGCAGGTCATGGGTTGAACCTGCAAGGTAGTGGACATGCTGTAATCTGGTTTAGCAATACATGGTCATTAGAAGTCTATGATCAGTTTATTCGTAGGCTTTGGCGCCAAGGTCAAAGGAATAACATTGTGGTTCATCAAATTATTGCTAGAGACACGGTTGATGAAGCCATTGTGTCAGCCATTAACAGTAAAGACAAAACTCAGCAGGCTCTTATGAATGCAGTAAGAGACTATTCACAAAAAGTAAAAGAAAAGGAGGAAATAAATTAGTGTAAGTGTTTACTTTACTAAAAGTATGGTATAATGTAATTGTTTACTTAGGTAAGCACACTAAAATTCTTAACTACAAAGGAACTAAACTATGAAAACCGGAACACCATATTGGTCAATTCACATTAACTCACTTAAGCTAAAAAATACACTTCCAAAACAAGAGTATTTGGCTAAAGTTAAAGAACTCAGACAAGACCTAAGACAAAGTCTTAACAACAAAACTGACTATAAGCTAAAAGACGAAGCCAATAAAGCATATAAGAAACTGCCTGAACATTTACAAAAGTGGACAACAGTCGAAGAATGCACACCTGTTAGTTTAGGTCTTGGCTGGTGCTAATCAACAGAGGCTTCGGCCTCTTACTTAACAACTGAAAGGAAATCATGGACAATCCGTATTTTTATATCGCATCACCGTTCTTTAATGCGGAACAACTTGAAATAGTTGAAACCATTAAAAGCATTTTGGACAACAACAAACTTCCATACTTTAGCCCTAAAGATGAATGCATGTACAAGGAAGGTGAAACCACGCCTGAGGAAATCCTTGATATGAATTTGGCTGGGTTAGCTAAAACCGACATATGTGTATGTGTGACCGATGGCAAAGACCCTGGCACAATGTTCGAAGCCGGCTGGTGCCATGCTATGGCAATCCCAATCATTTACGTTTGGCTTGGTGGCTTACCTGGTCAGAAATTTAATCTTGTATTGGCCGCATCAGGTTCCGTAGTTCGTAGCTATGAACAACTAGATCGTGCAATTAAAGAAATTAAAGATGTAGGCGTATTCATTCGTAAAAACTGGTCCGAGGAGAAAATGGACTATGAATAAAAGTGACTTTGCCTTTTTTATGCAAAGCTATACGCTTGAGCATACAAAACGGTATAGCATGAAACCGGTGATCCACCAAGAAAGTGTGGCAACACATAGCTTTTTTGTGGCACTTGGTGTTCTTATGCTATCCAGTGAATACAAGTTTGATGTGAATACAGCAATCAAAATTGCCATATGCCATGACTTGGCTGAAATGGAAATCTCTGATGTAAACCACATGGTCAAAAAGAACTTTCCAATGGTGGCCAAAGCACTTAAGTTAGCCGAAATAGAAATTGTGAATGGCTTTCCTGATCAGGTTAAAGACTATTGCTCTATGTATCATCATGAATCGCCAGAAGCATTAGTGGTGCATTATGCCGATGCATTGCAATGCCTTCAATACTCAACCAATGAAATAGAGCTAGGTAATAGTGGCTATATGGTTGATGTATTTGAAAACAGCAATAAACGACTAGACGAACTTGAGAAGAAACTTGAACCTTACAAGGTGCTGCCATGAAAACGACAGATCAAGTTTTAGAACAGAGAGGCGAAGTTTACGGTGATTTTTTTGAGGGTGTGTCATTAGAAGCTGTTATCCTTGAAAATATAAAGGACAGGTATCGCAAGCAACATAAGCAAGAAATGGATCCTGTCTATGTTATTTATCTCTCTAAGATTGCTATGAAACTTTCTCGGTTGGCCGTATCGCCTAGGCATATGGATAGCTGGACAGACATTGCAGGTTATGCTCGGTTAGTAGAAATTCAACTCACAAAGGAAATGAAAAATGCCAAAGGTCAGAAAAGAACAAATGCCGCATCTTCAACAGATGCACACAAAGCTTAAATTCGGTCAAGCTGTAAAGCCTATCGAATTTGTCAACCAACTGGAGAACATAGACGTACAGATCGTCCATGCCCCAACTATTCCAGAGTTTCGTAAGACTATCTCGGTCTTCTTAATGAACACATGGAATGACAAGATTGAATGGAATTTTCCTGAGGATGCCATTAGTCAAACCATTGATGAGCTATTTCGGTATGAACTGTTACCTACTGCAATGGAAACGATCAACATTACTTGGTCGGTTAATGGTATGGATATGGTAGATACAACGCACCTAATCAGACACCGTCTGTTTAGTTTTGCGGCACAAGTGCACGGTGACCGTGATATGCGTGATGACCGTGTTGTAGTAAAACCCGGGATTATGGCCAACAAGGACTTCTATGATCGATACAAGCAAATTACCGAGATGGCTCGTGGACTCTATGTGGATATGCTTGATAGCGGTCTTGTACATGGCCTTGATGCCCGTACTGTTATGCCTCGTAATTTCGAGCATTTTTATATGGTGCGTTGCACGATTAAAGATCTTATTGGTTACTGCATCATGCGCGGTGATGAACAAATACAGACAACGGTAGATAACATCATTGCCATGAAGCTATGGTTGGAAGTGCTTAAGAAATACCCATTCCTTAAAGGGTTAGTAGACTTCCGTAAGCCTGATCAGTTCTATCAACGTCAATCGGCCAAAGGTAAGACAAACATCTTTCCACCAAATGCAAAGAACGATAACTTTGACTGGTGCGAAGAACAGTTCTACCACCCAATCGGACGTGATGAGTTTGCAGGTGGTGATGTATAC